TAAATTTTGCTAAATAAGGACCAAAAAAAACATGTTCATGGGGAATCATATTAATAGTTATACCATCCTGTTACAATATATTTAATATTTTTTGTAGATGGAATACCTCTATGAGTATGTGTCCAAGTGGCAGGAAAGATTATTGTCTTACCTTTTTTAGGTTTGATTTTAGTTTTTTGATAATAAAATTCTGTTTCACCCTTATCTTTAACATCATTAAGATATGTTGAAAAAACTAAATGCCGAGTAATACTTCCTACTGATCCATTGTTTTCAAAATGCCAACCATAATACCCTTCACCGGGTTCATATTTATGTATTTTAAATGCAGATATATTCCAAGATTTATGATTTTTATCTGCGTAAATATATTTTTTTTTATACTTTGTATTTATTTTTGCTAGTTCTAATAAATATGCGTGAGCTTCAGGAATGTTAGGATCAAGTAGCACTTCTTTATCTTTTTTAATTTTTTCATTAATTATTGATCCATCTTGATGGCCCACTTCACCATGTCTTTTATTTGGTGATCGTTCATAAAAATCAATTAAATTATCACAAACTTTCTTATTAATATAATCTGAATAAATAAAATTATCTTTCATACAAATGGATTTCCTAAATGCCATGAAACTAATGAATAACGTATACCTTGTGTTACTGACTTTACTCTATGCCATAAAAAAGAAGGAAAAACAATTAGAGTTCCTTTGTTTTTTAATTCTTTACAAGTAACAATATTATTACTTAATTCGTTATTTTTAAAATTAAACTGTAAATTTCCACCTTTATATTGAGAAGGATCAGATAACAATACAATAGAAGATAATTTTCTAATCTTACCTTTAGAAGGGCCCTCCTTTGTAAAAGGAGCAACATCACTATCTACATGCCAACCATAATATTGACCTTTTTTATATTTAGTAAATTGACATGATTCTGACCAATCCCATTGAAAATTCCAACCAGCATTCTTATTAGCTAAATGAATATAAGGATGAATTTCTTTATAAATCCAGTGATCGTTTAACCAAACAACGTGAGATTTTCTTTTTTTATATAATTGTTTTATATCTTTTCTATTTAAATCAGAAGGATTTTTTTTAGTTCCACTTACAGTTCCTAAATTATCTTTATGGGCAAGTGCATATTTAATAATATGGTCACAAATTCGTGAGGGTACTGCTGAATCAAAATACCAAAATTTATTATTTAATACCATTGTGATTTATTTCCAAAGTCAGTATCTTCAAAAGGGGAACGATAGGCTGAGATATGTGTGTAGCCCAGCTGCTTTGCAATCCAAACTCGCTGCCTACCAACTTGTACAAATAGTTTATCTGGTCGATCTTTTTCATTTGATCGTACAACAATTGGATAAATTAAACCATTCTTTTGAATATCTTTCTGAAGATTTGTTAGAATTGGAGTATCTACAGTGCTGGGTTCATCCCACACTAGATCCTTGATTGCATATTCATGGTAGCGTTCAGGAAACTTATTTTGGTTCGCTCTTAAAATATTATTCATTAAAAATAGTTAATATTTAATACAATTTTTTGTTTAGCATCCGTCTGGGTTATAGCGGAATGTTGTGTTTGAGAATCAAAAATAACTATTTGGTTTTCTTTACAAGATACTTTTTTATTAGGATTTTTAAATTGAGTTCCTCCATTACAATCAGTTATATATAAAATTGCAGTTTTACATTCAAAAGGATAATCGGTGTGATAACTACACTGATATGTTTTTGGATTTCTAACATCCAAATTTGCTCTTATTCTTATAATAGCTTTACTTTCTAGTTTTTGAATAATGGGCTTAACAAGTTTAAAAGCACTAGATGTAATTTCGTTATTATTAAAAAAACAATGATTAAACCATTCCTTATCAGTTTTAATATCTGTTTTAGGATGGTAATGCCATTCAATATTTTCGGATATTAAAAAACTTTTTAAAGCATTAAAATCTTCTGGTTCTAAAAAATTTTTTATAACTTTAAACATACTCACAAACTGTAGTTAGAATAACATTTAATTTTTTTTCTTTGTTTTGAGTTATGTAATATCTTTGTGTAGAAGGAAAAATAACAAACTTATTATTTTTTAGTGGGATATGTTTAGTTCTATTTTTTCTTCTATTATCATCATACTCAATAACTAATTCACAATTTTCATCTACAATATCAATGCCATAAACAATAACATAATCTGGAGAATGTCTTAAATCTACTGGATCAACTTGAAGTCTATTTAAAGAACTTTCATGATTAGCATAAATGTTCCCCCAAGTTTTAATAAGTATTAAAGTCTTTTTAAATTCTGTTTGAAAATGATCTCTTACATAATCATGAAACCATTGAAGGGGTATTGAAAAAGGTACAGCATAATCATGATATGCGGGAATAACAGAATTATCATTAAGCCGTCTTTGATGGGCGACACTATCTAATATATCCTGTTTAATTTTATTGCGATCAATATTAATACCTTTAACAAGGTCAAAGGTAACATCAATGTGACTTAAAATAATCTGATTCATATTTCTTTATAATATTTACTGGTAAATATTCCTCTACTTTATAACTAATTTTTTTGATTTTATCCACCTTAATAAAATGTAAAGGAGCCGATAATACTGGATCATTATAAGAAATACCATTAATATTTAATTGATCTAAATCAACAAATCGATGACCCCATAATGGAATATTTAAAAATTGATATACTTTTTTAACCGTATCTTTATATTCTTCAGTTAACTGATTATAATGAATAATTAAACAGTTTTCTTTTTTTAAAGCCTCATATGAAAGAATAGCTTTTCCAACCATACCCTCATCTGCCATCAGTTCATCACATCTTTTTTCTATATTACGAGGTTTTTCAATTTTAATAAAAGAGGCTAGAATTTCTAAAACAGGTCTAACCAGTATAATAAACTTTAAGTCAAAATTTAAAGCTTTAAGAAATTCTAGATTACAAGGAGTTCCCCAATAAGATCGATCTATTATATAGGGAGCTTTCCAATCTTGATAGTAATTATTAAAGATATTATGAATAACATTATCTAATGATTTAGAATCAGGGAAATTTTTAAAGATTAAACTTTGATATAAAGGTTTAAGAGCTAAAAATATTTCAGGAAGCAAACTATTAGCTGTTACTTGAATATTAGGATTTTGATTTAATATACTCGCTAATAATGTATTTCCGCATCTTGGTAACCCAGCAAGAAAAAAATACTTTTTCACAGTATAATAGCACGATAAATTGGCTCTTGAGGATCATCAATACTATGCTTAAAACTTCTGTATCCTGCTTCCGTGATTAAATCAAATGCTATTACATATCTTTCTTTTTCTTTTAACTCTGGTACAAAATGAGGAATAGAAGAAGGAAATATTTTAATAGATGCTTCTGCATTAGGTAACCACAATAGTCCATATTCAGAATATAAATAAGGCAACATAATACCTAAAGGTAAATTACTAGGTGAAAGAACAACTTGTCCAGTTAAAAAAGCATTTGAATGTATTGCATGATTATGTAATTTTAAAGCTTGTTTTTGTTTTTGTGGGCATAACCACCCATTAATATAAATAGGTTCAGGTACCGTAATATTAAGAACTTTTAAATAATTAATTAAATTTTTTTTAATTTCTTTTTGTAATTGTTTAATATTCTTTAAAGCCCATGTAAAAATATTATAGGTTTTCCAAAACTCATTAGTACCCCCATAACCTTCTTCTTCTTGATATAGATACTTTTTCTTTTTAATTTCTTTTAGAAGTTTTCTGTTTAAAGAAATAGATATACGACTTTCCCAAAATGGAAAATCAAAACTTGGTGCAAACTTATTGTTAGGGGGAAATGATTGAAATCGTAAAAGATTTTTATTATTAGTATTAACTCTATAGATTGAATTTTTAAGACTTCTAGTTTTTAATTCCACAAAAAAATTATTCTATTAAATCCCAAGCCCCTGTTGATTCGTTCCATTCATACCTTTTATTTGCTGCTTTTTCTTCCGCCGTAATACTAGGTTTTACCACGGGAGGTTCCCAATCACAAGTAGTTTCATTTAAAGTCCAAGAAGGATAGGGTTGTGTTTTGTAAAAGGCATCTCGAACTTCATCATAAATATACCCGATACGAGCATAATTTTTTCTAAAAGGTGTTCCACCTAGTTTATGTTGATTTTCAAATGTGTTATATGAAGTTCTTTTCCACATGGAAGCATCCCATCCATGTATTCGTTGTAAAAATTGTTGTCCTACAGTTTCATCTTCAACACCATCTGCATTTTGACAATCGGCATCAGCAACTACATGGACTCCAACTACTTTTCCATTTATTCCTAATTTTGCAAAATGTGCCATATATCTCCTATGCTGCGTATGATCCGTCAGATGTGAAAGTATGAATTGTATCTGTTCCACTTGTTGTAACGGTACCTGAAGTTGATGTTGAAGCAGAAGTTTCTCTTCGAAGAATAACTATTCCTGATCCACCAGCTGCTCCTGCTGTACTCCCACCTCCAGCGCCCCCACCTG